ATAAATTTCTACGCCAAAATTTTCAGTATGCGCTCCCCACCACCACATATAGTGTCCACTTGAACTAGAAGTCGACGAAGCATCTCTATCTACCATTCTAAAGTGATGATAAACCATGTTCTGCCCAGTGGTTTTTCTTGTAACATGACATCTATACCATCCGTTGCCATAGTCTTCCATGTATGCATTGTAGTTTGTACCTACACTTGTTGTGTTTAATCCACTGTATGAACTTGCGCCTGCTGCTTTGCATTCTTGAGCAGATGCATCAAACCAACCCACAATAGGTGTGCCACCGCCGCCGCTCCAATCATATATTCCCAATACACTGTGAGTTCCTGCTTTGATAAACACACTTTGTACGCCGCCTTCTGTATTGGTTCCGCCTCTCCATAATTGGGCACTAGAACCTGTTGCAGTTACAAGTGTTGCAGTATAAGTCCCGTCGGGTGCATAAGCATTGTCAGCAGTTTTAGTACAGTTGTCTGTGTTCCAAGAACTATTTGCTAGACTACTGTAAGGTAGCCAATTTGTTGCACTATCTTCTATTAGCAATCCTCTGCATTCACCTGTGGTAGGATCATGATGAAATCTAGGTTCGTCTTGATCTGCATAAGCAATTAAACCAGCTTCATTGATGTAAGTTGATGTACCCGGAGCACTTTGTGTTCTTGTAAAGTCTATGCCAACGTCAGCAGAACCAGATCCTGCAATTGATCTACTGTTGCCAAAATCAAACATTATAAAAGGTTCTACATTCGGTATATCTAAATTATAATGATAGTCACTGGCTTCTACTCTACGGTTTTCTCTGTCTATGCTAAAAATTACATCATTGCCAAAAGTAGTATCTGTTTTAAACTCTAATTTGTTTGTATTACTGTCATAGTCTAAATTTAAATATTCAGTTGATGCAACGTAAAATTGAATTCCTGCACTTACAGTAGCACCATTTGGTCCAAATAGTCTGATTCTATTAGATGCAGCAACTCCGTCGCCAACTTGTAAAAATGTATCTGGACTGTTGGTACCAATACCAACTCTGTTATTTGTACCATCTACAAATATCATATTTGCATTGCTATCACTGCTAACTCTAAAGTTGTGTACTTGTGAATCTGGATTAACAACTGTTTCACTTGCATTCACTGTGAATTTTCTAACACCTGATGGACGCAAGTTAATTTCTAATGCATCTATTCCTAAATCGTTATAAGCACTAGTACTGCGATTGTAGTTTGTAATTCTATTAAAATTACTGGCAATTTCTGGATGAAGTTCAATACCAGATGCACCGCCATTACTCACAACTAATGGTGCTACTGGATTAGTTGTTCCAATACCAAAATCACCAACATTTAAATAAGATTTATCAGCATTATGTCCACTAAAGAACACAGCATTATTATTACTAGAATCTAGTAATCTATATGTACCAGCACCAACATTTTCTAATCCAAAAATATGTTTTGCAGTTCCATTACTATTACTAAAACCTACAATGTCAGTACTGGTTGTAGCTGTTGCTTCTACTTCTAACGGATAGTTTGGTGAGGTTGTACCAATACCAACTCTATTGTTGGGTGCATCTACATACAGTGTGTTTGTGTCAAACGTGACATTACCGTTTGCATCTGTAAGCAATACTCCTACAATTCCTGTATCTCCGTCTAATACTAGTGGCATATTATATTACTCCGGTTTTGTTGGCCATGTTACATCATCAAGCGATGTTGCACTATTTGTGATGTCACGCAGTGCTTGTCTATATGCTGTGCGTTCATCTGTCATAGTTAAATCACTGCTGGCCCACCAATCTGTGGCTGCAATTAATCTATCACGTTCTTCACGTAGTAGCCGCATAGGCTCTGCAGCAATGAGTTCTGCTTTTTTAGCACTTACTTCTGCCCATGTTGTTCCCCAGTCACTGGGATTGTTTGATTCGATAGCAGTACCATTTGCATCTGTGCCAGTTACTCTAGTAAACATATCTGTAAATTCTGCTTCTGTTGTTGGTTCGCCACGCAGTACCCACTCCGTAATCCCCAATTCTGTTAATGCTGTTGATATTGTTGTCATTTTAATTTCCTTGCTTTATCCTGCGATTTCTAATACTGTTAAGAATGTAGGTGTATTATCACCATTCCAATGTATAGTTGTGTTAGCATATCTGCTTCTTATCTTACCTCTATATGTTATAGCACTTGTTGTGTTTGGCGAATCATAACAATGTAGATTATAATTAAAATAAATATTTGTTGCGCCACTGATATAACCAATTGTAGCATTATCACTATCACCACTCACAGTTCCATAACCGTCTCTATAAATTGCAAAACCTATAGCGTTTTGTTGAGATGGAATATAACATTCATTCATACACATCATAATTAAAAAAGAACTACTAGCATCTTTAGGTGTAATTGTAATGTTTAATCCGTTGTCAATTAATGTAGTGGACTGCGTACTTTGACTTCCTGGATCTATAGTATGATGTTTAACTTGCAACACATTACCCGTAACATTAATTCCTAAGTCTGCAACAGTTGGTGTACTACCACTCGATGTTTGTATTGTATCAACTTTTAGTATACTGCTCATTGTGCGATCTCCATGACATGAACAAATTCGTTAGCACCATTTTCTCCAACTCTCATTACATTACTATTACTAGCCGAATTTCTTATATAAACTTTATAGTTTACTGCACTAGTTGTATTAGGATGATCAGGAACAATTAGTGTGAGCTGTGGATATTCCAATGATGTTCCGTGATCAGAATGCATTGCATGATCACCATCAGATTCGCTAGGGCTAGTAACTGCATAACTGCCGCCGCCAATAGATCGTCTTACTTGTAAATCTAAATATGATTGACCTGCATTAACTGTACGTTTAATATTCAATGCAGCCATGAATATTATTCTACTATTAGCATGTTTAGGTGTAATAGTTACATTAAATCCCGACGCTGTCCAAGCAGTACTACTTGTTTCAGTTTCATTTGATGCGCCACTATATGCATAGTAAGAATATTGATGTTGTATAACATGCCCAGGAATATGCACACCATTGCCACTGGTTTTTTCATTGATTGTATCAACATATAAATTACTCATTGTGCAATCTCCCAAACTGATAAATCAGGTGTTCTAAATCTGTTGTCAGTGGCAACAGTGTTTTGAAGCATACTTTCAAAAACACAAGTGTCTCCTATACTTCCTGTAGTTGTAATTTTGTGTTGTAATGATGACCTATTCCATGCAGTACCATCAGCTATGTATTTCCAGTAATTTGTTGTTGAACCGCCGTTTACACTAAATCGTACTCCTGCTCTTGCTTCGCCACTTGTTGATGCTCTGTATATAATAGTTGATAACTGAACAAGAAAATAAGAGTTAGCCTGTTTTCTTGTTAGAGTAACTCTTAGAGTATTATATAACGTAGCATTGCTAACACTATAATTAATGCCATTGTCAGTTTTTTCATCATACCCAACTTGTATTATACTATTGGCTCCGCCCACCAGTGTATTATTTGAAGGAACTAGAACTTGATTAGCATTCGATCCTGTTGTGGGTCCTTGTAGTGTTTGTACTGTTAATATTCCTGCCATTATACTACCGTCATATTTCCGTTAATTGTAAGTGTGACTCCAGTAGCTACACTGATTGGTCCGCTTGCTATTGCATTTTCACTAGAGTCAATTGTTGTGTTAGTACTTATCGTATTACTGTGCTTGCGAATTGGAGATGTTTTTATCTCTGCATCGCTAGAGCCTTGAAGTATACCTGCACTTGTAAGTTTTAAGTCTTGAGAATAACTAGACCCCATTCTGAATATTAAACTACCTGAACCATTCATATTGATGTAACCAGTATTACCATAACCTTGAATTTGTAATTCACCAGATCCTTGAGCTAAATTTGTACTAACTATTGCACCATCAGTGTGTAACTTACTAGTAGGATTCGTTGTACCAATTCCAACATTTCCATTTGATCCTAAGATAGTCATTGCAATATCATAGTTACTATTGTGTCTAAATTTTAAGTTATTGTTTGTTCCTCTAGTATCGATATAGCTATCACCATCACGGTTGAAACGTAAACTGTTAGCTCCGAAGAATGCTTCATATCCAATAGCTGACTTATCACCAGATTTGACTTCTTGAGCACTAGATGCGTATAAATCTCCGCCACTTTTAAAACGCCATTTCTCAGATCCACCCATCATAATTCTTAAATCGTTATTATAAACGTCTATGTGGTTTATGCCAATATCTGTATAGTATGTGCCATTTTGAGCAACTCTTAACTCAACCGCAGATCCATTGCCATCAACATGTAGCTTGGTATTAGGACTATCAGTGCCGATGCCAACATATCCACTGTCTAAAATAGTCATTTTTTGGGCACCATCAACAGTAAATGTTAGGTAACTGTTAGCCGCAGCGTTGAGAGGATCGCTTTCAATTGCAATACTGTTGGTTGGCGAACTCCAGTTGCGTATTCTACCTGATACTTCGCCTCCCACATCTAGTACATTAAAACTAGCATTGTTGCCTGTGTTAAAATCACCTGAACTGGCATCCAACATGGTAACTCCGCCCATTTGCAAATTACCATTTACAATGTTTAGGTGTCCACTAGAGTCAATGCTGATGTCAGGTCCAGCATTATCAATGTGTGCTATATGTTCTAGTTTGAGTGTACTCATATGTGTATCCTAGTTGTTACACATATTTATTCTATTCATCGTCTGGTGTCTGAGCTGCTATGTATGCGGCATAAGCATCTTTGATTTCTTGTGTATGTACTGCATTACAAATTGCCTGTACTTCTGTACTTTCACTTGTAATATCATCACCTGGTGATACTACATGTCGATGAAAACTTCTACTGATCTCTTCACCATCACGTTTAATGACCGTGGCTGTTCTCACCTGAACATGTTTGTAATCACCTACGATCTCGATTTTATCTTCTACTGTTTCTTCTGTTAGTGCCATCGTTTATCTCCTTTATGGCTTGGACTGTCCAACTCTATAATCCAATAGAGTTATTGATTTGTTTTATACGTAAGACTTATACTACCTTCGAAATTACTGCTTATATCTCCAGGCTGTAATGCTCTGTAAGAATGGGTACTACCATCACCTTGCCCGTAAAACTTTCCTGTATTTGTACCTGGGATTAGTCCTATATGAAAACTGTAATCCCATTCATAACTTGAACTAGATGCACCTCTTAAAAGTATTGGATAGGTAAAACTTGCGTTACCACCGGTTGGTGCAGTTGTATCTACATTAAAAGGTAGACCTGCTAATTCTATATCTCCACTTGGAGAAGAGCGTCCTTGCGTTTCATATCTAAGATGAATAGTGACCAACCTACCCACTTTAGTATAGAATCCCTTTGCATATCCAGTTCTTACAGTAAAAGATCCACTACCAGCACAAGGCAAGCTATAAGTCCACTCGCCCTCCTCATAGTCGTCCAACTTATTAGACCGTGCATCAAACTGAATGCCGCCTGTTAGATATAAATCACGCCAGCCACCATTGGATCTTCCTAAGTCAATAGTATCATTTTTTGATAGCCAAGGACCAAAATGATATGTGCCGACATTAGAGTATTGAACACCATCAGTATCTCCATTGAGTTTTTGAGAAATATATTGAGTTCCCGCATTTGTAGATATTGCTAATTCACTACCGGATCCCATTCCGATGGTTCCTATATTACTGTTATTTTCGTTTATACTAATAACAGCTCTGTTTGAACCCGAAGAGCTAGTTCTATTTAAATATAATGAAATTCCATTTACTTTAGAAGCAAGAACTTCACCCACAGGATTAAACTGTACACCTGTACCATTGCCCCAACTTGCTGTTGGAGCGGTAATACCGATTCCTACCATTTTATTAGATGCTAATCTCATCACTTCATTGTGAGACCCACTACCATAAGTTAAAAATCTTATGTTACTACTAGAATCATTTTCAGAACTAATATCTAATAGGCTTTGTCCTGCTGTTGTATTACTTCCAATATATCCAATTTTATTAGTATCTTTCCATAATCCCAGTATCTCACCATCAGATGTAAGACGGTTGAGATTGAACGCTCCCCCGCCATCTCTTGTTACAGCAAGAGAACCAGCAATAGTGTATTGAAGTCCTACTTGTGCTAAGTTAGCAGTTTTGTTTGCTCCAAAGAAGATATTGCCACTAGTATCAATTACTACATGTGAGTTGCCAACACCGCCAGCTGAGAATCTAAGCTCGTTGTATGAGCCTACTTCAAAATGTGTGGTTCTAGAATCTAATCTGGCTAAACTAGTGGTACCATCGTTTTCGTAAAATTTTAACTGACCAATATCGTCTGCACTTCTGCCTCTGATGTTTATTGCTTCACCACCACTAGGCGACACAATATCTAATGTAGTATTTGGACTAGCAGTGCCAACACCAACTCTATTGTTTGCCGCATCAACATACAGTGTATTAGTATCCATTGCAATATTACCATTGATATCTGCTTGTGGTATTTTATCCAAATTCAACGTGGTTGTACCTGCATTGTCAGGTACAGCGATATCTACATATCCACTAACATCACCGTATATTCTAACTTTACTCATTTATAGTATTACCCATCTTTGTCCGCTTGGTATAGTAACTGTTGCACCGCTTGCTAGTGTTACAGGTCCTACCGTCATTGCATTTCTATTAGTACTTAGTGTATAATTATTGTTCACAGTATTGTCAGTTTCTACAAAAGCTAGATCACCGTTGCCTCCAGTAGCACCTCCATCAAAGTGTTGTGTGCCATGCACCAAGTGTCCGTTACTGATGTCAATATCACCTGTAACTGTGATGTTGCCTGTGGTGTGTGCATCAACACCCAGTGGAATTTCTCTCATTTCTTTTGCTCTACTCATTGTGGTTTCTCCGGCCAAATTACGTCATCTAAACTTGTATAAGTTTCAGTAATATCTCTAAGTGCTTGTCTATAAGTCTGCCAACTACTAGGAACTGCTACTCCAGATTCTAAACTTTTAGTTACTATCCAGTCTGTTACAGCTAACTTTTTATCTCTAGCTTCACGCAATAACGAAATTGGATGAGCTGCGACAAGTTCATCATATTTTGCTTTTACTTGTGTCCATGTTACGCTCCATTCGCTGGAATCTGTTTCAAGAATAGCACTACCATGTTCATCTTCTCCAGTAACTGGAGCATACATTTGTTCAAATTCCGCTTGAGTTGTTGGATCTCCGCTACAAACAAAATTTGTTTGCCCTAGT